AGGACCCGCTCTCACAAGTCTGCTGATAGGCCCAACAAGAGGGTCTTATATGCACTCTTGCCACAGGCCACTATTAACTGGGCCACCAACCAGCCCCCAGCTTGCCACGCACGCACGTCAACAAAACCAGAGCCAGGCCGCAAGCGCCGTGCTTTGTATGCAGCTGATGATCTCCACACCATTGTAGCGGGTTATGCTTCCTGGGGTTTTGAAGACTCGATGCGCATTGATGGAATGCTCGCTAAACAAGCTCCACAAGACCTGCTTGACTGGCTGGTCATGCACAACAGCAGCCTCAAGGCTGGAGGCACATGGCTTTCTCTCGACTACTCGGACTTCAATAAAGAGCATCACTGGTGGGAGCAGGCTTACCTCAACGTGGCCATCTCTAAAATGTGGTCGGCTGCAGGCCGGGGCGAGGTTTACAGGCAGAAGGCAGCTGCATCTCTTTGGGTCGCAGCATCATACCGCCGTCGCACGACATCAATTCAGGGGAAAACTGCATACCATTACCACGGTCTGTTTTCCGGTGAACGCAACACTGCCAGAGACAACACACTGCTACACAATATCTATAAAAGAATGGTGCTTTACCTGCTGCCAATGCTTGGGGGTTCCAGCATCCCACGCCCAGTAGCCATTGTGATGTGTGGTGATGACGAAGATGGTTGGCATGTCTCTGAGGACGCAGCAATTACCTACTATGCTATGGGAGTTGCTGTGGGTTGGCACTTCAACAAGGTCAAACAACTGCTCTCAAACCATGCCCACGAGTTCCTGCAGGTCATGGCTGTTGCCCATCAGACACCATCACAGCCCCTCGCTGCTGCAGTCGTCACTTTCACTACAGGCAATTGGTACAAAACTCCAATCCTTGACCTGTTGGCAATGCCCAATGCCATGAACTCCACAGCCCTCGAATTGGTGGCCAGAGGAGCACGCCCCGAGCCAATCTTCCAGTTGGTCAGGCGCTATCTCAACTCACTGTTCAAGTTCCACTATGGACGTTCTGTCCGGTGGGATGCACTGCTGAGCCCAGCCACACGCCATCGCTATAATCTTGATCTCGCCGCCGTCCCAATCTTGCGCGACAACCTCAAGGATACCATTCCTGCATCTCTGCAGGCAGAAATACAGCACACACGTTCACATGGTATGAGGGAGCTGATTGAGGCCAATTGGGACATAGTACAACACATCCCCGTAGGCCGGCGCGCAGCAGTTGTTGCCCAAGTTGCTGACGAAATATTCCACAGCTGGTACACAACAGCTGTTAATAAGCAGACTGTGCGCGCACCACTCCCATGCGGCC